GCTAAAGTTAAATCGGATATACCTAAAGCATAATGGCTAAGAAACTGACCCCAAAACAGATAGCAGAAATGGCTACTGGGGTTAGACTTTCATCACATGAGAAACTTTGTGCTGAACGAATGAAATCACTGCAAGAAGCAATAAAAGAGTTAAAAACCGAGGTAAAATCACTAAGGCAAGACGTATCAAAAGGTAAAGGAGCTATATCAGTTCTAGTATTTTTTGGAACAATAGTTACAGCATTAGTAAGTTTTTTTACCTGGGATGGCTAAACAAAAATTCGTACACTACGAACCTAGGCCAAAACCAAAGAAGAGACCAGGAAGGCACACTAAATCTTTAAACAAAAGTGCAAAGCGTGATTACAAAAAATATCATCGGCAAGGAAGATAATGAAATATATTTTAATACTTTATATTTGCACATTGTCTCCGCAACCTTATTGCGAACAAGACCAAATAGTTAATAGAAAATTTAGTAATTATTATGACTGCATAACAGTAGGTTATTTAAATTCTTATCGTCATTTAACTGAAATGTATGACAGGGATGAAGTCATAAAAAACAAGTTAGCTATTAAATTTCAATGTAAAAAAATTGGAACACCAACATAATGATAGATAAATTAATATATAAGTTTTTAAACTTTTTAGATAACTCTTTTGCGAAAGTCGAAAAAGTTCTAACTTTTGATTTTCCTAATTGTAAGAAAAAGAAAAAAAAGAAATGAAAAATAATAAGTGGATTTTACCATTTCTAGGTACGATACTTATGGGGTTATCAACTTATGTTTTGGTAACAGTAGTAGAACTACAAGTACATTTAGGAATGTTAAGTGAAGAAATAATGTCAATAGATAAACAGATAGGCAGAATATATTCTCACATGGATAGATTAATGAAATAATTATGAGTGATAAATTAAAAGAATTACATGATGTTCTAACACAACAGTTGTTAGATAGAGTTAAAAGCGAAGATGCAAAAGCATCAGATTTAAATGTAGCAAGACAATTTTTAAAAGATAATGGTATTGAGGCATTACCAGTAGACAATTCACCACTAAAATCTTTAGTAGATGAATTACCATTCAGCAATGAAGAAGAAGTCTATAATGGAACAGATACCAACTAAATTAAAAGACTTTAGAAATTTTTTATATATTGTTTGGAAACATTTAAGTTTACCTAAACCAACTCCAATACAATTTGATATAGCGAATTTTTTACAATCAAAGCATAAGAGAATTGTAATTAATGCTTTTAGAGGAGTGGGTAAATCATGGATAACATCGGCATTTGTATGTCATCAACTATTGTTAGACCCACAACAAAATATATTAGTTGTATCAGCTTCTAAAAATAGAGCTGATGATTTTTCAACTTTTACATTAAGATTAATCAATGAGATTGATATTCTTTCACACTTGATACCAAGTGATGACCAAAGACAATCAAAGATAAGTTTTGACGTAAAACCTGCAAGAGCTTCACATGCTCCTTCTGTAAAATCACTAGGAATTAGTGGTCAATTAACAGGTAGTCGAAGCGGCCTAATAATTGCAGATGACGTGGAAAGTGCGAATAATTCAGCAACTATGGGGATGAGAGATAAGCTTTCTGAACAAGTTAAAGAGTTTGAAAGTATTCTTAAACCTGATGGCCGCATAGTATTCCTAGGTACAATGCAAAATGAAATGTCATTGTATAATACTTTACCTCAAAGAGGTTATAAGCAAAGGATATGGCCTGCGTTATATCCTTCAGATAGTCAAATGAAGAGCTATGGAACAGTCTTAGCTCCAATGATTAAGAATACTATTAATGAAAATATAGTAGGCAAACCAACAGACCCACAAAGGTTTGATGAGGATGATTTAGCACAAAGAAAATTTTCTTATGGTGCATCTGGTTTTAACTTACAGTTTCAACTAGATACAACTTTAGCTGACTTAAATAAATATCCACTTAAATTATCTGACTTAGTGGTTATGAATACTAATCCTAAAGTTGCACCTGAAAAAGTAGTATGGGCTTCTAGTCCAGAATTAAAACATGAAGAGTTACCATGTGTAGGTTTACATGGTGATGCTTATTATCGACCAATGCAAACAACAGGTGAATGGTTAGATTACCATGGTTCTGTTTTAGCAATTGACCCTTCGGGACGTGGAGCAAATGAGAGTGCCTACGCTGTTGTTAAGATGTTTAATGGTAATTTATTTTTAACAAGGTCTGGAGGTCTTGTTGGTGGTTACACTGATAAGACATTACAAAAGTTAGCAGATATTGCTAAAGAAGAAGAAGTTAATTTAGTTCTTGTAGAGGAGAACTATGGTGGTGGTATGTTTACAAAATTACTATTACCTTTTATTCATAGAACTTATCCAGTTACTATTGAAGAAATAAGACATACAGAAAACAAAGAAAAAAGAATTATAGATACGTTAGAACCATTGATGCAGCAACATAGACTTATTGTTAATTCTAGTGTTGTGCAGCATGACTACCAATCCACTCAAGAATTGTATCAATCAGAGAAAGCTTTAAGATACCAATTGTTTTATCAAATGAGTAGAATAGGTAGAGACCGAGGTTCACTAGCTGAAGATGACCGTTTAGACGTCCTAGCAATGGCTTGTAGGTACTGGGTAGAACAACTGGCCAGAGACCAAGAGACTGCTCAATCACAGAGACGTGAGGAGCTTCTACAGGGTGAATTAGACAGGTTCCTAGACCATCAAATGTTCGACAGAACACCTAAGACAAACAAATGGTTTTAGAACAGGACAGTATAGATGTGGGGGTAAACCCATAGATATACCCTATGAGTTACTCTAGTAGTTATCTAAAGGATAACCTTTAGTTACTGTTACATATCCTATTCTTATTATTATTATTATTATTTATTATATTTATATGACCCTAGACCAAATCATAAGTGTACATGATGAGATTGTATCTGAAGTAGAGACACAATTTCCTAAACCATTAACTAGAAGAGAAATTATAAGTCTTAATCCTAAGTTGTCTGAAGTTAAACCTAAGAGAACTAAGGTATATACTGTTGAGGAGTATCTTGAGGGGAACCTTGAGAGTTTCTTTAGTGATATTATTGCTAAGTCTACTTTCAAAGAATAATTTGGTACAAAAATCTGAATGGGTATACGTATATGCCCCAGAAAAAAAACCCCCGTTTGCTTGATAAAATAAATTAGAATGAGTCTAATTTTCAAAAGATATAGACATTATTTTTATAAACTGCACAAACTAAGCACATTTATTTATTTTATAGGCCAGATGTCTTTATTTATATAGCATTGTCCAAGGACTACGAAACCTAAGACACTTTATATACTGTTTAAAAGCTCCAGATTTTTTTAATAGCCGTCTGTTAGCTCTTATCTGTTTTTTACTTTGGAACCTGGAGGCGCTCATTTGGTGCCACTATAGGAGACCTTCACAAAGGACTGCGCCAGGCGTTGCCGTCTTGGATAGATAGCAGCCGAAATATTTAATTTAATTAATTTTATATTATTGTTTGCACTAGCGTATTTATTATTATATTACTTTCACTAGCGTAAATATAAATTAAATAGAAAGGATGTTATATTATGCAAATATTAACCAAAGCAATTAAAAACAAATTAATTGCAAATCATAAAGCACAGGATGGAACTAAAGAATTTAAGGCTGTCCTAAAGTTGTTCAATCCAACAGGTATTGGCACTTGGTACTTGTCAGAGCTTGACGAGACTACAAACAATGCGTTTGGTTTATGTTGTCTACATGAAAAAGAAATGGGCTATATAAATTTAGACGAGCTGTTATCGTATAAAGGAAAATTTGGCCTAGGTATTGAAAGAGACAGATTTTTCACTCCATTAACTTTTAATGAATGTAAGGAGTTGGCCTAAATGAGTACTAGAGGAAATATAATTATAAATTATGGAGCTACAAAAGTAGTTTTTTACAGACACCATGACAACTATATCAGCGAGGGTGGCTACGAGTTAGCCACCTTGATTAAGCATAATGTCAATG